AAGAAGGCTCTTCTCAATAACGTTTCAGACAGAGACTGGGACACCCTGATATCAACAAAAAGCTCTGAAAAGAGAACAAATGAACGAAAAAGGCGCCAGGTAGAATCTGATATATCAAAGTTTAGGTTACACCTCCAAGAGTTTAAAATCGCCATGGCCACAAATGAGAACAAAGACTTGGTGACTCAAGCTGATATTGAGCAGCAGCAAAATGTAATTTCTTCTGCTGAAAATGAGCTTAGTATTTTAAATGACAAGTATGATTTACACCTTGCCGAAATAAAAGATGGAGAGGCAAAGGTGCTATCAGTGCAGTCTTTAAAAAGTCAGTTTCCAATTGATGAGCTAACTGAAAGATACGAGGCTCAACAAGATCTTGAGAGAATGTTAGTTGATATAACGCATTCTTATGAGAAAGAAAAAATTCTTCTGAAAAGCCAAAAGAAATCTGTGAAATTATTGGAAGAAGTCCCGTGTGGAGATCAATATCCTACGTGTAAGTTTATAAAGAATTCTCATGTAGCCAAAAAGAAAATTGAGGCCCAGGGACTAATAGTAAAGGAGAATTACGACAGGGTTCAGTCTGCTAAAAAGTCTTTAAACATACTAAAGAAAGAAAATTTACAGGATAAAATTGAAAAGTACGACGGCATTCTCAACAGAGAGAAAGAACTTCAAATAAGATTGGGTGATCAGAAATTAACTTTATCAAGAACAAATACCAAGAAGAAGTCAATTGAAGGGTCTGTGTCAGATGCTAAAAGAGCACTTCGAAGTATGAATCTTAGAGTTTCTGATTCAAAAGACGCTGAAAAGGTAAGCCAGGCCAGAAGAGAAGTTCAGGATCTGACTAATGATATTAATAGCTTGGATACACAAAGAATGAGCCTCACAGAGGCGATAGGCCATTTAGACGCCGCAATTAAGCTCTTAAAAGAGGAAAAAATAAAATACGGTGACTTAATAAAGCAGTGGAAATCATATGATCTATTTTTAAATGCTGTGTCCAAGAAGGGAATACCACTGCAGATAATGTCATCTCAGCTTCCTGCAATTAATAGTGAGATTTCAAAAATTCTACAAGGGGTTGTGGGTTTCACAGTTGAGCTTGAAGCAGACCCCGGCAGTAATGCTATGGACATTTATATCAATTATGGAGACTCCCGTAGGATTATTGAGTGTGCGTCAGGGATGGAGAAGATGATGTCATCTCTAGCAATTAGGGTAGCACTGATAAATGTAAGCTCACTTCCAAAGACAGACTTACTCGTTATCGATGAAGGCTTTGGTGCTTTAGACGACATGAATGTTGAAGCCTGCGGCCGGTTATTAGATTCTCTTAAACGATGGTTTCGAAATATTCTTATCATTTCTCATGTCGACGCTGTAAAAGATACTGTAGACAATGTTTTAGCAATATCTCAAAAAGAAAAAAATTCGATGGTGCAACATGAGTAGAGAAAATAGAGAGCTAGAGAATAATTTTTGGATAATTGGCAGCGATCCCGTGGGTATTGTCCCCCCTGACTGTCCTCTGTGTAAATTGTCAATGAGAGAGTTAAAAGATGTCCAGTCATATGGGGCTTACGAAGTCTGTTTTACATGTAAAATAGAGATAATTGAGCCAAATTTACCGCGGTATAATATGGGCTGGAGACCAGGAAATGAAGAAATCGACGCTGTGAGGCAGTATGAGTCCTCCCGGCCGTCATATTTAATGAAGTAAACTCGGAGTATTCCAAAATGAAAGACATTCATGTAAGAGCTATTGGAGAAGCCCTCAACAACACCTTTGGTCGAGAGGGAAGCCCAACAGGGAAACAATCAGTAACCTATTCTCTCCATGGAGACCAGCTGATTCTTAAGTTTGTCACTGTGGTACACTTTGCGGAAGAGCGTAGCCTTCAACTGCAAGTGGCTAGAATTACTGATGAAGCAGTGCAGATTTTAGGCGGAACTTTATCTAATCTAAAGTCACACTTTAAAGAAAGAGCAGGGGAGACTCTCAAGATCAAGGAAATTGACAACAGGGATGACATTGAGCTAATCAGCGCATCTGCGCACTCTCCGAGAAAAATTGCATATTATAGGCGCAATCATACTTTTCAAATAGAAAACTGATGGCACCGACTACCAAGCAGCGGCAGATAAAGGAAATAGTTAGGTGCGGAAAAGATCCGGTCTACTTTATAAATCGGTACCTCAAGGTTCAGCACCCGACGAGAGGCCTAATCCCATTTGACACTTATCCATTTCAGGATGACTGTATTTTGGCGTTTAATGATAATCGATTTAATATAATCCTGAAGTCACGACAGCTTGGGATATCGACTGTCTCTGCAGCATATGCAGTTTGGCTCTCGTGTTTTTATAGAGATAAAACTATTCTGATTATCGCAACGAAGTTAGCAGTTGCTCAAAACTTTATAAAAAAGGTAAAGATTGCGCTGAGACATATGCCAAAATGGCTGCTAGTTCCTGAGATTATTTCAAATAATAAACAGACAGTAGAGTTTAGTAACGGATCTTCAATCAAGGCAGTTCCTACTTCTGATGACGCGGGTCGTTCTGAAGCTTTGTCGCTTCTAATTGTAGACGAGGCTGCTTTTGTTAGAAATTTTGGTGATCTTTTCACAGGCCTCTACCCTACTCTTTCAACAGGTGGTAGAGCAATTATTTTATCAACACCTAACGGCGTCGGCGGCCAATACCACGATTTGTGGATACATGCCGAATCCGGAGAAAATGAATTTAATCCTATCAAGCTGCCATGGGATGTCCACCCTGAACACGGCGATGAGTGGTTTGCTAGTGAATCAAAGAACTTATCAAAAAAGCAGATCGCTCAAGAGCTGCTATGCGACTTTGCAGCATCAGGCGACACCTTTCTTAGCTCTGAAGAAATTGAGTATCTGGGCGCTTCCATCCGGCCTCCCATCGAAAGGTGGGGTCCAGAGATGGGTGTGTGGGTTTGGAAATATGGTTTGTCTGAACATCAGTATATTATATCAGCAGATGTGTCCCGAGGAGACGCCGGAGATTACAGCACATTTCATGTCATAGATACGGGCGAGTCTGAGATAGTAGCAGAATTTAAAGGCAAGGTACCGCCTGATCAATTTGCAGTACTCTTAGCTGAGGCTGGAAAAAGATATAGCCAAGCTCTCATCTGCCCGGAGAATAATACATACGGATATGCAGTTGTGATGAAGTTAAAGGAGCTTGGGTACTCCAACTTATACTACAAGAATGAGAAGGACAAGTTCGCGGCACTTTATGGAACTGGTGATGTTGACCTTCACAAGATTGGGTTTACGACATCAGGTCAATCTAGAAATCAGATTTTAACTAAACTTGAGCAGGTGATTAGAAATAAGGAAATAAAATCTTTCTCTTCTCGCTTATATGAGGAGATGAAATATTTCATTTGGAAGGGAAACAAGGCTCAAGCTCTCAAGGGAAAGAACGACGACTTAGTGATGTCTCTTGCGATCGGAGTATGGCTGTATGAAACTTCACCTGTTAATAGCAAACATGCTTATGATCTTAATAAGGCGATGCTAGAGGGCTTTGGGGTGAACTCTAATATGTCAGACGATGTTCTAAGCCCATGGGCTGGCAAGTCTTACAACCCATATAAGCCATACCATCTCCAGGAGCTCCCTGTGTCAGGAAGCGATTCACCCTATGGAGATATGTCATGGCTTCTTGAATAGTTTATGATTTATCAGTGACGATTAGAATCATATTTAGACTATTGTAGGTGACAGATGGCGGAAAAAGGCGCAAATTTATTCGTTCGACTGACTAAGCTTTTTAGGTCAGGACCAGTTATTAAGCGGAAGGTTAAAAACGTTAGCCCTCCGGGCGCATCCTCTGCGCTTGAAATTTTTAAGAGGTCACACAGTGATGTGTACAATAGCACCCTCTCCTCTTACGGTGCGTTCGACAGGATGTCTCGCTATAGTGATTTTAGCGAGATGGAATCTACTCCTGAAATTGCGGCTGCTCTTGATATCTACGCTGAAGAGTGTGTCTCATCTGATGCAAATGGTAATGTTCTTCACATTCACTCTGACAATAGGAAGATCCAGGAAATTTTAGAAGGTCTTTTTTATGAGATTTTAAACGTAGACTTTAATCTCGTGATGTGGGTTAGGAATGTTGTCAAGTATGGTGATTTCTTTATCTTTAACGATGTCTCACCAGAATTTGGTGTAATAAATGCATATCCAATCTCAATATCAGAGATCGAAAGAGAAGAAGGGTTTGACCCAGATGATCCCGCCGCGGTGAGATTTAGATGGGTCACACAGGGAAATCAAGTTCTAGAAAATTGGCAAGTTACGCACTTTAGGCTCTTGGGAAATGACGCATTTCTACCGTATGGCTCCTCTGTATTAGAGTCTGCTCGTCGGATCTGGCGCCAGTTAATTCTGATTGAAGATGCCATGCTTGTCTATAGGGTTATTCGAGCCCCGGAACGAAGGGTTTTTAAGATTGATGTAGGCAATGTTCCGCCTGAGGACGTCGGTAATTACCTCGAGCAGGCTAAAACGTCGCTTAAGCGAAATCAAATCGTCGACAAAGACACGGGAAGGGTGGACCTCCGGTACAATCCGATGAGTGTGGATGAGGATTATTTTCTTCCTGTTCGAGGAGGCGATTCCGGAACAAGTATTGAAACACTGGCGGGAGGTACAAACACTTCCGCCATTGAAGATGTTGAGTATATTCAGAAGAAGCTTTTTGCTGCTCTTAAAATTCCTCGAGCATACCTTGGTTATGACGAAGATGTAGGATCTAAAGCTACGCTTGCGCAAGAAGACATAAGATTTTCTAGAACAATTCAGAGAATTCAGAAGACAATTGTTGCAGAGCTTAATAAGCTAGCAATGATTCACCTGTACTCACATGGGTATGAAGATGAAGACTTAATTGACTTTTCTCTCAAGCTGTCCAACCCTTCTTCAGTTGCTCAGCAACAAAAGCTTGAGCTAATAAGAGCCAAATTTGAGATTGCAGGAACAGCTCCTGAAGGTCTGGTCGACCGAGACTGGATTCGAAGAAACGTTCTAGAACTAAGTGATCAAGAAATTGAAAATATTGAGAAGGGAAAGATTGAGGATAAGATAAGAGACTCCGAAGTCGAAGGCGCAGCCGAGGCAGCAGCCGGAGGAGGAGCCGAAGCCGGCGGTGGCGAGGAAGCTGGAGGAGAAGAAGCCGGCGGTGAGGACTTGTTTGCTGCTGACGTGACTGATGGGCCGCTACTGACTGCCATGCCAGGGACAGGAAACGAGCCTGAGGAAGAAATAGACGATGACGATGAAATTGACTTGTCTAGAATCTCCATCGAAGATCTGGACGCACCGTTAAAAATTCAGAATAGAATTAGAAACGTTTTTAATGAGCCAATTAAAAAGTCTAGACGAAATAGATCTGGACCGGGTTCGACTCACATGCCTGACATGCTCAAGATGACGTCAACCGGCCGAGCAGGAAGAAGACAGGACACACTCAACAAACCATTTGATGATGATTTTGTGAAGAATCCTTTCGGCGAAGCCTTATTTCCAAGCAACCCGACAATGGATGAGTTTATTGATTCTGGAATTATGCAAAACAATAAAATGACCAGAGAGATGGCGTCTGTAATTCACAATCTTCAAGGTGCGTTCAGTGTGGAGGGGACGTCCATACTTAATGAAGACGTAGATTCCTCTATTGAAGGAGGCGATGACTTGGATATGGAAATTTCTGATATCGAAGAGAATAAAGAATGAGTAAGCATAATAAAAAAAGAAATGTTGGCATCATATATGAGCAACTTATTAATTCAATTTCTGCGTGTCTTGTAGAAGGGCAGACTAAACAGGGCAATGTTATAATCGACATAATGAAGAAGCACTTTCACCCTGAAAGTGAGCTTTATAAAGAATTTCGTCTATTCAATGCTTTAGTTAAGACAACAGTTAGCTCTGATTCTCTTGCATCCAGAATTCTGGAAGAGGCAAAAAAGGCATCCAAGAATCATAGGGCTTCTGTCCTACGAAGAGAAAAATCTCTTCTAATCAAGGATGTCAATCAAAAAATTAACGATGACAATTTTTACTCCGTGAGGGTTGAAAATTATAGAACATATGCAACAATTCAGACGCTGCTAAATGACTGGCGTTCAAAGTCGCCAGATATAAAACGAGTCGCTGAGTATGAAGACAAGATTCATTGCTGGCTTCGAGAGAATAAAGAGTACAAAAAAGTTGAGGATCACATCACACCCGATGTGGACAGGCTATCTGTCAAAATAATGAGGGAAAAGTTTAACAACAAGTACAAAGATCTATCAATCCGACAAAAGAACATGTTAATAGAGCACATGTTTGACAGTAAAGATGGAGTTGAAAAAATGACAGAAAATTTATCGAAAGTCAGATCAGATTTGATAAATGAGCTTTCTGATTTTCGAGATTTATGTGTTAACAAAGTTTTAAGTGAGAAGTTACCTGTAGTGCTAGAAAAAGTTTCTAGTTTAAATCCATCCAATTTAGAAGATGACAATATTACTAAATTTCTTTTCGCAATTAAACTTTGCGAGGAACTAACGGAGAACGTTGATGAGTAACAATCTCAAGCTTTTAACTGAGTGGGCCCCGTTTGAGTATACTGAAGATATGATCAAAGAGTCTAAAGACAACAATAACGGAAAGATTCTTATGAAAGGTGTGCTTCAAAAAGCAGAGACACTCAACCAAAACGGCAGGATCTACCCACGTGACATTTTAGAAAGAGAAATAAGAAATTATCAAAAGTTTATTTCTGAAAATAGAGCGCTTGGTGAATGTGACCACCCGGATTCTTCTGTTGTTGAACTTAAGAATGCTTCGCATATCATTAGAGAGGCAAGCATGGATGGTGACATTGTCTATGGTGTGGTAGAACTGTTAGATACACCATCAGGGAAAATACTACAAAGTCTTGTTGAGTCTGGTGTGACCCTGGGAATCTCTTCAAGAGGTGTGGGATCGACTTCAAGAGACGGAGAATATCAGGTCGTGCAAGACGATTTTCAATTAATCTGCTGGGACTTTGTTTCTGAGCCTTCCACCCCTGGAGCGTTTATGATGGCCGAGGGCTTAGAGATTTCTAAAAGAGATCTTAATCGACATTTCACTAAAAGCGACAGACTTGATAGACTATTTAATGAGATATTGTTGTGGGAGGATGAGTAAGTGCCTTTAAACAATCCAAGACCCGGGCCCAATTATGTGCCTGAATACCAGGTATCAGGTATACCATTCGTGACCAGGTCTATAGGTCATGAAGTGCAGGATTCACCAATTAAGCTAGAATTTCCTCATGTGACTCAGTGGGTGGTCATTAGAAATTTAGCAAACTCTGGATCTGACATGAGAGTTGGGTTTACATCCAACGGTGTGCAAGGAGGCGGAGGAATAACCGGTTCTTACGCAGCCGGCAACGCTGAAGGCCCTCAGACAAATGCCCAAAGCCGAAATTACTTTATTGTGCCAGGAGCCACACAAACTCCAAGAATGCATCTCAGAACTAAAGACATGTATTTTATAAGAGACGGAAGCACAAATTCAACATTTACAGTTATTGCTGGATTAACAACAGTTCATAGAGAGCTCTTCCCAGTTCTTACAGGTTCTGATGGATTTGAAGGAGTTGGTTGATTAATGGCTAAGTTAACCAGGACAAAATTAAAGAGCATTATCAAGGAGTGTTTAATCGAAATCCTTGCTGAAGGATTAGCTTCAGATAATGCAAATCAAATTTCTGAGTCCCGTCGCCGAGCGCGCCCAGCTAAAACACAGTCAAAAGGCTTTAAGAGCAAGCGGCCTTTTATTCCAAAGAACACTGCACTTGATGCAATTAAATATGATAGTGGGTTTGAAAAGGCAGTGTCTCAAAGAGTAGCTGCTGTAACAAATGATCCAGTGATGTCTTCAATTTTCGCAGATACAGCAAAAACAACATTGCAGGAACAAATAGGCCAAGAATCCTCAGGCCGAGGATCTATGACTGACATGTCTGAGGCGTTTGAGGCACCCGCCAATGACATGTCAAATTTGGAAATATTTTCTGACGCTGCCACAAATTGGGCAACTTTAGCTTTCGGTGGAGCTCCAGAAAAATAAAGTTAATATGAGAAGATTTCTTTCCCGCTCAATATGTATTGATGTCGGCCTTTGTAACAGGAGAACAAAATGTCCAGACGAGTTCGTAAACTTACACCTTCCCTTCTTCGAAGAATGGTCTTAGAAGAGAAGAAAAGAATGATGAGAGAAACTTCAGATCCAGTTGCTGCTGGTGTAGAAGACCCAGAAAAGGTTTCAGCGGAAGAAACTGATGCTGATGAGTTGGCCGATACTCTTGAGAAAGATATTGATCACATGAAGGTTCTCAAGATCCATGAGCTTAAGCTCAAGAGAAAGCTACGTAGAATTGCTGAGGCGAAGAAGAAAATTAGAAGTAGAGTTCTTCATCGACTTAGATAATTAAGAACAAACACAGGAGAGGATAATGCCGACACATAAGCAGGGAACAGTGGAGCCACCAGCAACCGAACGAGCTATGGGATCCGCAGGCGCGAGTCAGATAGCAGCTGCGTATGGCGCATCGCCTATACATGCGGGTGAGATCGATGCAGATACTATCAAAGAACAGTATCAGGCTGAGGTCCTCGATGCCATCATCAACGATTCAGGTCACACTTTTGGAGAGTTTGATACCTCATACTCAGAAGCACCCAACATGGATGATGTAGAAACAGGCGGCGGCGGTCTTCCAGCTAGCGCATA